CTCCGGAACAGAGCACAGAAGCGATCGGCATCCTGAACAGGATGACCGGGTCGTGGAACTGCTCACGGCTCGATATCTTCGCGGTCGGCTCGGCGCTCTATCCGCTGACTGCGAATAAGATCACCTACACGATCGGGGGCCCAGGGCTCGGCTGCGATTTTGACGTGGCCTCGCCGCAGCGCATCACGCTTGCGAACATCGTTCTTCCAGGAACTCCGCTACTCCGGCAACCCCTCCGGATCATCGACGACACGGGGTGGGCGCGGATCCGCCTGCAGGCTCTGCCTGGCGCCATCACCTCAGCGATCTATCCGGACTACAACTTCCCGATCGGCACGATTTCGCTTTACGGCCAACCGTCTGCCGGCTATCAGCTGGAGATCTATACGTGGACGCTGATTCCGAAGTTCGCCGCGGTCACCGACGTCGTGACGCTTCCGGACGGCTACGAGGAAGCGATGGTGCTGAATCTCGCCTGCCGCATCGCGAAACAGTTTCCAACTCAGGCGCGCATGGATCCCGGCGTGTACGGCGATGCCGCGCGTGCGCTCGCCGCGGTCGAGTCCCGCAATGCGCCTGTGCCCAAGCTCCGGAATGACGCCGCCGGCCTCGGCGACAACACTCGCGGCGGCGACTGGAACTGGTGGCGGACAGGAGGCTACGACTAGGTGGCCGACCAGGGCGGGTTCCAAACAACCAAGCTTTCGCTCGTCGGCCAGGCATATCCGGACCGCTCGCCCGCGGTCAGCGTTCAGGCGATGATCAATATCTTCGCCCAGCTGATTCAGGATCCGAACGAGCAGGAGAAGAACAAAGCGGCCCTCTGCGGCTGTCCTGGCAAACATGAGCTCGCGACGCTTGCCACCGACATTCGCGGCCTGTGGTCCGGAGCTGGCCGGCTCTTCGTTGCTAGTGGCCTCAACCTGATCGAGCTCGACGACGCCGGCGGAACGGTCAGCAGCAACGCCTATGCCGCGAGCGACGACGGCTTGCCGGTTCAGATCTTCTCGAACGGGAATCAGCTGCTGATCATCACCGGCGGCTTCGCCTATATCGATGACGGTACCGGGCCGGTGCCGATCACGATGGATAACATCTCCGGTTTCGTGAACACCTCAGGCACGACGGCCACCTGGGTGTCGGGCGACCAGTTCAACCTGCAGGCCGGCGATACCGTCACGGTCAACGGATCCACCTTCACAGTGGCCGCCTCGCCGGCGCCTACGCCGACGTCCTTCGATACGACGGCTTCGCTCGGGACGCACACCAATGTCGCGTATTCCGCAACGGGCGAGCCGCTCACCGCCGTCTCCGGAGCCTTCCTCGACAGCACGTTCTTCGTGCAGCGGCCGCCGACGACGGGACAGCCGACCTACGGCCGCCGCGTGAACTTTTCGGCCGTGCTCGACGGCTTCACCTGGAGCAGCCTTGATTTCTTCGAGAAGGAAGCATACCCCGACAACCTCCGAGGCCTCCACGTCGACTGCGAGCAGCTGGATGTCGAACCCGAACGCCGGGCCCAACGATAACCCGTATAACCGCGTGCCCGGTGCGATGGGTCGCTATGGCATGTTCTCGACCTGGTGCATCGATTCAATCGACGGCCAGGTGTACTTCGTTGGAGGCGACGATCGCGGCCAGATCGTGGCCTATGTGCTGAATGGATTCACGCCCGTCAGAATTTCCGACCACGCCGTCGAGGCGCACTGGAACGCGGCCGAATATCCCGCCGGCCAGGCCGTCATGTACTGCTATATCGAAGAAGGGCAGACGTTCATCTGCATCAACTTCGGCTCCGAGACCTGGTGCTACACGCCCGAGTCCGGCGCCTGGCATCAGCGGCAGAAGTGGGACGGATCCGCCTTCCAGCCCTACGAGACCAACCTGCACACGTTCATTCCGGAGTGGACCTCGCCAAGCGGCCGCGTGGGAATGCACATCACGGCGTGCACCTTCGGAACGGATCAGGTTTACGAGTCGAGCATCGACTTCTACGACGACGAGGGCACCGACATTAAGTGGGTTCGCCAGCTCGCCTATGTCTACAACCAAGGCAAGCGCATGTTCTTCGGGCGCTTCCGTCTGGAGATGGAAACCGGCACGGCCTCGGGTGGCTCGCCGGTGGTCACGCTCGAATACTCCGACGATCGCGGCGTGACGTTCATCAATGCGCGCACCGCGGCGATCGGCGTGTCGAGCTCGGCGAGCGCGCTGCGCGTTTTCTGGAATCGCAACGGATCATCCTTCGGCCGAGTGTGGCAGCTGTCCGGAGTCGGACAGAGCAAGGTCGCTCTCATTGACGCGGAGCTCGACATCGATGTCGGGACGGCCTAGATGGCAGACCTGACCGGGCCCGACGCCTCGATCGAGCAAGGCGAGTACGGCTTCCTGACAATTCTGGTGACTCCGCCGGCTGTGTCCGGATCCGCAGCCGCTGCGGCCGCCAGGCCGCCGATATTGCCGGCGCTTCCGAATCAGAGCCATCCGTTCACCGACAACACTTTCCTGGTGATCAAGGAGTGGTACCTGTTCTTCGTCGCGCTGCTCGCCTATCTCGCGGCACTGGTCACCTCGCCGGCTGCGGCCGCGAGCATCGTCGAGATCCTGGCGCCCTCGGTCGACGACGTCGATGCCGAGTGGTATGGAACCGGCTCGATCAATGCGACGAGTGATCCGGTTACGTTCTCCGCGACCTTCGTTGGCCAGAGCCGCTTTCCGATCGAGATGGTGCTCCTCAGCGGTGGCATCGGCTACGGCAGCGCGCCCACGGTCAAAGTGACCGGCGCCGATGGCGGCGGCTGGGCTGACGGCGCGATCGCCACCGTGGCGGCAGGAAAGGTTGTCTCGCTCTCGCCTCCGACGAGCTGGTACGGCCTGGTCGCCCCGCTCACCGTGACATTTACCGGCGGAGGCGGCTCCCAGGCCGTCGCGGTCGCCGAGCTGGGCCGACAGTTCGCAGTCGGCGATTACATCGTCTGGAATGATCCGACCGTCCTCGGCGACGGATCTCTCCAATACGAAATCGATCAGATCACCGCAATCGTTCCGGTGGACGCGACGCACGCGACTATCACACTCGCACGCGCCGCACCAGGCGCGGCCGCCGGCGCCGCTACTGCCCAATATGGCTCTTTCCTGGCGTCGCATGCTTCGTGCGCGTTCTACCGCCTGCAGAACCAGTTCTTTCAGCGGCCGTACGATCCGGAGGGCGGCCCTCAGCTGCTGGCGCTCCCCTGGCCCAACCAGACGGTCGTAGCCGCGGAATTAACGGCGCCCGGCCAGGCGCCGCTGTTGCTCAATCTGGCGCCGAACATTTACCTGCCTGGCACGGCCAACCTGAACCCGCGAACGAATCCGCCGGCGCCGGGCCTGCGGACGATGAGCGGTGCCGCGTATACGAGCATGGGTGTCGCCGGAGGCCTCACCGTAGGCGCTCTCACGAATGCCGTTTCGGCGCAGGCTTGGGAGTCCGTCCGGACAGCCTATGCGAAGGTCTTGACCGCCCCAGTTGGCCCTGTCACGTTCAACGGCGACACCAACGCTGCCGTCGTGATCTACGTCGTCTTCATCGATTCGGCCGGCAGCGTGTGGCTGCTCGACACGGTCGTGATCGATGACTCCGCTTTCAATAGCTACGGCTCGGCGAACGCTCCGGACGGCCGCAACATGCCGTTTCATTTTCACTGGCCTTTTAGCGCGCCCAACGCGGACTGGCCTCCGAGCAGGCTGCCGCAGGTAACCAGCGCTTTGACAGTGCCAGTGACCGTGGATCCGACCGCGACGACAGTGTTCTCTCCGGACGGTCTCATCCGCGGCATCGTCGCCCAGATTGGCACCGGTACCGCCGGCTCCGATTTGAGCCTCACGCTCCAGGTCTAGAAAACGAAATCCATGTCTCTGCTTTTTGTAGAATCCTTCGACGCAGACGGCACCACATCCGTCGTCGGCCCCCAAGCGGCATTGGGGAAGTGGACGACGGCCAACGGTAGCTTTGTGGCGGGGCGCAATGGCCAAGGCTTCAGTGGTGCGCTTATGAAGGCCCTGATTCCTGGCTCCAACTTCACGATGGGTTGTGCGGTCGTGGGCAATCCTGGCGGCTCCCCGCTTTCATGGACCGGCCAGATCTTCAGTCTGGCCGCTCCGCTCGGAACAGGTTCACTGGCGCAGGGAATCTGCGAGCTGAACGTCGCCGCCGACGGGACGCTCGTGGTCATGGCAGGGAACAACGTTATCGCCAATCCGTCAACGTTTCACTTTTCCGCTGGCGTGTGGGCGGCCATCGGTCTCGATATGGCGCTGAGCAATAGCGGCGGCTTCATATTCGTCACCATCAAACTCTACGTCAACAGCGCGTTGCTGTTCTCTGGTGGCGCGGTCTCGAACGTGGGGATCTCTGGCCTGCTTTCCGGTCAGGCTCAGGGCAATATGTTCAGCTT